CATCGCCTCGCTCGGCTCACCGACTGAGATAGTCGAGCTGTACGGGGCGCTGCACGGCCCCAACGCTGTACGCGCCGCCATGTACGTCCTGGCGGCGCTGTGCGATCAGCCGGACCCGTTCGACCTGATCGGCTATGTCGGCGTGCGCGAGAACGGCCGCGACCTTGAGCGCGTGCCCGGCCTCATGCCTGCCGCTGAAATGGTCGTCATGGCCCAGCACCTCATGCACCACGGCATCGTCGGCAAGGCCAAGCCGGGCGGGCAGGGCACACAGCATGGCAAGTACAGCGACCGCTTCGACGCGAGCGAGTTCGTGTCGCTGGGCCGCGCTCACCTGGGCCTGTCCAGTGCCGATGCTGAGGCGCTGTCGATGACCGAGCTGCAGCAGATGCTGGCGATGAAGTTCCCCGAGCAGCAGACAGACGACAACGGCGAGCCGGTGCGCAACGTGCCCACGCGCAAGGAGTACGAGGCGCAGATGCGCCAGATCATGGAGCGGCGCAATGGCTGAGCAAGTCGGCGGCATCTTCTACGAGGTCACGGCCGACACCTCCAAGCTGGTCACGCAGTCGCGCCAGGTCGACCGCGAGACGCAGTCGATGGCCGCGTCGTTCAACCGCATCACGCAGGCGATCAAGGTCTACGCCGCCGCGCTGGCGCTGGTGAAGTCGGCGCAGATGGCCGACGACATGCGCCTGCTGGCCGCCCGGGTGCAGGTGGCCGCTGGCAGCCTGGAGGCAGGCGCTGCGGCGATGGGCGAGCTGCAGCGCATCGCGGCGCGCACGCAGACCGAGCTGGCCACGACGGCGGGCGTGTTCAACCGCCTGAACTCGTCCATTGTGGCCATGGGCGGCAACCAGAACGACACGCTGCGGATCACCGAGCTGCTGGGCAAGGCGATCAAGGTCAGCGGCGCCAGCGGTGCGGAGGCCAGCAGCGCCATGACGCAGTTCGGCCAGGCGCTGGGCAGCGGCAAGCTGGCAGGCGACGAGCTGCGCAGCCTGCTCGAGAATGCCCCCTACCTCATGCAGCAGCTGGCGGCCGGGATCGGCGTTCCGGTGGGCGCGCTGAAGCAGCTGGGCGAAGAGGGCAAGCTGACGGCCGATGTCGTCACGACCGCGCTGGGCAAGGCCGCGGGCCGGATCGACGAGGACTTCAAGAAGCTGCCGCAGACCTTCAGCGGGGCGATGACGCAGGTCGCCGATGCGGCCAAGCGTGCGAACGAGAAGCTAGACGATCTGACCGGCAGCAGTGCGGCGCTGACCGGCGTCGCCAAGGGCGTGGCCGAGGTGCTGGATCAGCTGGCGACGCAGTTCGGCAACGCCACGACAGAGGCCGACAAGCTGGGGCGCAGCGACACCGTCAAGACCTGGAGCGCAGCCACCACGCTGGCACTGTCCTACGTGGCAGACGCGGCCGACTTCGTGATCCGGGGCTTCCGGCAGACCGGCCTCGTGATCTATGAGACCGCGATGGCGGCCAAGGCGGCGGCGAATGGCGGCTTCAAGGAGGCGGGCGAGCGGCTGGCGGGCCTCAAGCAGCAACTGGTGGAAATCGGCAGCGCGCAGTTCGCCGGCGCCAAGATCAGGGACGGCATCGCAGCCACGGCGGCCCAGCGCAGCGTCGAGGACCGAGGCTTCATCCCGGACATACCCAACTCGAAGCTGAAGGGTCCGCCCGGCGACAAGGTCAAGGGCTCCAAGTTCGACAGCGCGGGCTACCTCGCCGGCCTGGCCAAGCAAACGGCCGAGGGCCTGGACAAGGTGAACCTGGTCGAGGAGGAGGCGCTGCGCAAGAACGCCGCCATGTTGGCCGAGGGCAAGATCAGCCGCGAGACTGCCGCCAAGGCTGTGACGCTGATCGAGGCAAACGCGGCTTTCGAGCGGCGCGAGATCATCCTGGCCGAGGCCGAGGAGCGCCGCGCACTGATCGAGAAGCAGGGCCTGGACGAAATCGCGCAGGCCAAGCGCCTGGCGGCCGAGCAGGCCAAGGGCCAGCAGTTCGCCACCGGCATCCTCGGCCAGGGCGACGAGGTGCTGCGCCTGCAGCTTGAGCTACAGGCCAAGTCCGCGCTGCTGGTGCAGTACGCCGAGCAGGATCAGGCCAACCTTGAGCTGTACGCCCAGGCCAAGGTCGCGCTTGAGCAGCAGACGGCCGACCGCATCGCTGAAATCGCCAACAAGCGCAACGCCGACGCGCTGGCCTCGCAGTCCCAGGTGCTGCAGTCCTACGGCTCGCTGTTCGGCAGCCTGGCCGAAGTGACCAAGGGCTTCGCCGGCGAGCAGTCCGGCGCCTACAAGGCCATGTTCGCGGTGTCGAAGGCGTTCGCCATCGCCGACAGCATCGTGAAGATCCAGCAGGGCATCGCCTCGTCGCTGAGCCTGCCGTTCCCGGCCAACATCGCCGCAGCCGCATCGACGGCAGCCGCGGCCTCGGGCCTGATCAGCACGATTCAGGGCACCAACTTCGGCGGCGGCCGACAGTACGGTGGCCCGGCCAGCGCCGGCACGATGTACCGCGTGAACGAGGGCGGCAGGCCTGAAATGTTCACGGCGGCCAACGGCGCGCAGTACATGATGCCCACGGCTGACGGGCGGGTGACGCCCAGCGGCGGCAGCGGCGGCCAGGTGCTGGAGCTGCGCATCATCAACCAGCACAGCGGCGCGGCCGTGTCGCAGCGCACCGGCAGCGACGGCCGGCCCGAGGTCGTGATCGCTGAGGTGGCCGCACAGATCAGCGAGCGCCGCGGCCCCGTGTACGCGGCGCTCCGCAGCAGCACCAACGTCCAGCCCCGGCTGTAGCCCTGCGACGGGTGCCCGGCGCCTGGGTGGCGCTTCCTAGCATCACCCGCCATGGCCACCCCCTACCCGTTCGGTCTGAGCACCGTCATCAGCACCAGCAAGGCGCGCAGCCAGCCGGCCGCTTTCCGCGTGTCCGAGGCCCGGCGCGGCTTCGCGTACTTCCAGGCCAGCGGCACCGACACGCCCGTTTTCTGGGACGTGATCTTCCGCTTCCGCAAGTGCGACGCGGTGAACTTCATCATGTGGTTCACTCAGGACCTGGACCGCGGCGTGCTCGACTTCGACCTGCCCATCAAGACCGAGTTCGGGCTGCTGACGCACACCTGCCGCTTCATGTCCGACGCGCTGCTGGATGCGCGCGAGCTGGGCGACGTTTTCGAGTACCGGGCGCAGATCGTGGCCCGTGCGCAGATCATCCCGGTGGACGCGGTCACGGAGTGGAACGGCGCCTTTGCAGGGCCGATTGCCAACCAGTTTCTAAGCCAGGGCGTGCCCTACACGCTGTCGCTGGCAGGCTACTTCACGGGCGGCCTGGGGCCGTTCACATACGGCATTTTCTCGGGAGGCCTGCCCGCTGGGGTGACGCTGAACGAAATCTCGGGCGTCGTGTCGGGCACGCCGACCGAGGCGTCGGCCGTCTATCCCGACGTGGTGTTCTACCGCGTCGGCGCGTACTGCATCCGCAAGTACACCAACGCCATCGACTTCACGGTCGCCAACGAGGCGGCATCGACCTGGGACCCGGTAATTCAAACCGGAGTGTGGTCTTTTTCACTTGGCAATAAGCGGGCAACAGCTGTTAGCGGCGCGGTAAAAACGACCCTCGGAACCATTGGCCGATCTAGCGGCAAACGATACTTTGAGATCGTCCGCGTGTCGGGCGGTGAGTTCAGTGTGCTTGTCCGGGATGAGTACGGCGCGACGCGAGAGCGTCCGCCAGCAGGCTCAAACTCTCTCAGTCAGTTTGGTCTTGCCTGGCGGCGCGCTGGAGCGATCTTCAGCAATGGCACAAACATTGCCACAGTCGCGCAGGTCGGCGCCAACGGCGTGGTATGCGTCGCCATTGACTTCGCCGCGTCAAAGGCATGGCTGGGTCTGAACGGCGCGTGGCTGTCGGGCGCCAACCCGGCGCTGGGGATTGGCGCGACCATTACATCGCTTACGGCAGGCACCTACTACCCAGCGTCATCGTCCGAAGCCAGCTCGGCGCTGGTCACTGACCTGCGCACCAGTTACAGCGAGTTTGCCTACCCCGTGCCGGACGGCTTCACTAGCTGGGCCACGATCTAGCCCGATGGACAAGGACGAGTTCTGGGCGACCAAGAGCCCGCTGCCCGAGTACCACGCGATCACCTTCGAGCATGCGGCGTTCGCCGCGCCCATCCGGCTGGTGGCCAACGTCTTCGCCGGGGTCACGCTGGGCGGCAACGTGCACACGCCAGCGCCCATGCAGATCAGGCCGCCCGAGACCAGCAGCGACGGCAGCCCAAAGCTGACCCTGCTGTTCCCGCGCCAGGTCGTCGGCCGGCAGTTCAAGCAGCAGCTGGCCCTCATCGTCGCAGCCGGATCGCGCGACCCCATCGAGGTGACGTACAGCGTTTACACCGGCGACACCGCGGCGCCGACCGTCATCTGGGCGCTGTTCGCCTCCGACGCTGGCGGCGTGTCGTTCAGCACCGACAGCGTGCAGATCAGCGCCGGCCTGGACAACCCCATGCAGCGCGCCGTCGCGCCGGTCTACCTGCCCGAGACGTTCACCGGGCTGTCGGCGTTTTGACCGCTGTGGTGCAGCTGATGGCCCCGGAGGACTTCGCCTCGCGCATGGTCGGCGTGCGCTGGCAGCGGTGGGCCAGCGAGTGGGACCGCTGCGACTGCTTCGGCCTGGTGGTGCTGTACTTCCGCGCCGTGCTGGGCATCGACCTGGGCAGCGTGCCGCAGACCGACATCGCGGCCGGTTTCGCGCAGGCCAGCGGCTGGCGCGAGTGCGGCCCCGGGCCAGGCAGCACGGCGTTCATGACCTGGCGCGACGGTGCGCCGACGCACTGCGGCGTGTTGCTGGCTGGCGGGCGGCTGCTGCACGCGAAGGAAGGCCCCGCGGGCACCGGCAGCGTGCAGATCACGCGCCTGACGGTCATGGCCAGGCTGTGCAAAGACCTGCGCTTCTACACCCACGAGGCTGTCACACCATGCTGACGATCCTGAACGACCCGGCCGGCATCACGGGCCGGCAGACCTTCGCGCTGGACTACAGCGCCACGCTGCAGGCCAACATCGAGCGGGCCATGCCGGGCGGCGGCGCCGACTGCACGCTGCGCATCAACGGCGTCGACGTGGACCCGCTGACCGACCCGCGCATGGACCGGCCGCCCAGCGTGCTGGACCTGGTCACGGTGACGCGCAGGCCTGCCACCGGGATTGAAATCGCGTACATCGTCAGCGCGATCCTCGTGGTGGCCAGCATCGCCATGATGCCCCGGCAGCAGGGCACGCCGGTGCAGCAGGACAGCCCGAACAATCGGCTGACCGGGCAGAGCAACATCGCGCGCACCTACCAGGCAATCCCGGACGTGTACGGCCTGCGGCGGGTGTGGCCGGACCTGATCCAGCAGAGCACCGTCGAGTACATCAACCACATCAAGTACGTGACCGAGTGGATGTGCGTCAGTCGCGGCACCGGAACGATTACCGATGTGCAGTACGCCGACACGCCCATCGGCGACATCGACGGCGCAGCGTTTGAGGTCTTCTACCCCAGCGCGTCGCCTTCAGCCTACCCGGAACTGAACAACACGACGCTGACCAACGTCGTCGAGACTTTTGAAAGCAGCGAGGTCAACGGGCAGGAGCTGCCCTACGCGGTCGCCGCCAGCGATGTCTACATCACGCGGGCCGCGCTGATGACGACGACGATCAGCACCGGCACCTTCTCGCTCACGGTGCCGGACGGTTCGGACCTGGACCCGCTGAAGGCCAGCGTCGGCAGCACGGTCACGGTGATCGAGAATGTCTTTGGGCTGAGTGACACCTGCACGGTCGTCAGCTTCACGACCAGCGGCTTCAACGTCACCTTCAACTTCACCGCTGCAACGCACACATTCGCATCGACTCAGACCGACTACGCAGTTTCTGCCACCGTCGTCATCGGCGGCTTCACGCCAGCGACCACGACCATCGGCCCCTTCACGACGCCGGTCGATTGCGAGGGCCTCCGCTACAACATCGTCTTCCTGCGCGGCCTGAAGGGCACGGTGAACGTCGACGTGGAGTATTGGCAGATCGACAGCGGCGGGACCGAGATTGGCGGCACCAGGGCGACGATCACGGAGGAGTTCGGCGCCGACACCTTCGACCAGCGATTCTTCACGCGCGAGGTGTTCCCGGCCTCTGGCCTGGGCCGATACCGCATCGAGTTCACCCGGACCAACGTGGAGAACGTTGACGGCTCCGACGTGGCCAAGCTGGAGGAGCTGTACGCCGTGCGCCGGTATGCGACCAAGGTGCTGCCCGGAGTCACTGCAATCCGGGTGACGACCAAGGCCACGATCCAGGCGACCGGCTTCCAGGACCGAAAGTTCAATCTGCGGTGGAACCGGCACGTCCGCACGCTGAGCAGCACGACGCTGTCGGCCTCGCGCAACTTCGCCCGCGCGATGGCGCACCTGTGGTGCGTGGCCGGCGAGAGCATCGCCGAGCTGGACACCACCACACTGGCGGCGATCAACACCGCGCTGGGCGAGACGTCGACGCTGCTGCGCTTCGACGGCACGCTGGACGATGCCGACATGAGCCTTGGCGAGCGGCTGCAGCGGATCGCCTATACCGCACGGTGCGCACTGTGGCGCGACGGCTCGCAGTGGACCGTGACGCGGGAGGAGGAGCGCACGACGCCCGACCTGCAGCTGGACTATCGCAACCTCGCGGCGCGCGGCGATTCGGTCATCACCTACGCTGCGCACCTGCCGGCGTCGCACAACGGCGTCGAGGTCGAGTACACCGACGAGACGACCCAGGCGAGCAAGGCTTACGTGCGGCTCAACGTCGCCAGCGGTGCTGTCGTCGTCGGTGTGCCAACGAACCCGGTGCGGATCAAGCTGCCCGGCTGCGCCACGACGGCGCAGGCCACGAACCGGGCGCACCTGGAGGCGCGGCGGCTGCTGTACCAGCGCACGACGGTCAGCGACACCGCGCTGCAGGACGCCGGCACGCTGGGCCTCGGCTCGCTGGTGCGCTGGATCGACCCGAACGACTTCGCCGGTGACGACGGCCTGCAGGCGGGCGAGGTGATGACCATCGCCGGGACGCTGATCACCACCAGCGAGCCGCTGGACTGGCGCGGCGAGACGACCGGCCGCATGCTGTTCACCGGGATCGACGGCCTACCGCTGGGCCTGCCCATCGTCGTGACCCCGCACGTCAGCGGCGGCGTGACCCTGGCCAGCGTGCCGGGCGGCCTGTTCCTGCGCGACGACGACCGCCAGTGCGGCAGCCGCTACGCCTTCGGGCCGGGCCTGACCGAGGCCGAAATCGAGGCCTCTGGCCTGTACGTGGCCACCCGGGTCGCGCCCAACGGCGACGGGACCGTGTCCATAGCATTGGCCGCCTATGACGCGCGCATGTTCGACGCGGACTGACCCGAGGCCCAGCAGAGGCCGCCAAGAAATCACCGCATCCTGAGAGCGCCATGACACTGATCCTGATGACCGTCGCCTTCGCTGCCGGTGCCGCCTTCGCCGCCTATCGCCTGCGCGGCGATGACACCACCCTGGCGGCGCTGCGCCGCATCGTCCCCTTCGCCGGTGGGCCGCGCCCCGCCCCGCCGAAATGACCGGCCGCACCTATGCGCAGGAGGCCGCCGCGCTGCTGCTGATCGGCACCGTGGCGCAGTTCGGCTGGCACCACGCGCCGGCCGATGCGCAGGCCGACGTGTGGAACGCCAGCCAGGCGCTGCTGATCCTGCTGCTGCTGGGGCTGTGCGCGAACGCCTACCGCAGCCGCTGGATGGCCGCCGCGGCGCTGCTGGTGGGCGCGTGGCAGGGCATGACGGCCGCGTGCTCGCTGGCCTACGTGGCGGCGCCGTGGCACGTCGAGCCGGGCCAGGAACAGTGCAGCGCGGCGCTGAACTTCCCGCTGGGCGCTGTCGGGCTGTGGCTGGCGCTGCTGCTCATCGCCCTGATCGCCCAGCGCGGCCACCAGACAGGGGGCGGACATGGCACCGAATGAGCCCGATCTGACCCCCGTCGCCGTCGTCGTTTCGCTGCTCACCATCGCCATGGGGCCGCAGTTTGCGGCGACCGTGGGCGCCTACAGCATCATCCTGCTGGGCTGGTGCGGCGGCGTCATGGTCGGCGTGTACCGCATGCCGCCCGCGCCGCGCGTGCACGTCGCCACCTTCGTGCTGGTGTCGCTGGTGCTGGTGCTGGGCGTCACCGTGCCGCTGGCTGAGGTGGCGGCCAACGCGCTGCGCGTCGCCGCCCCGTGGATGACCGCCACGGAGGCCAAGGGCCTGCTATTCCCGGTCGCCTTTGCGCTGCCGGCCATCGGGCATTCGTGGGCGGGCGTTGTCCGCTGGGCCTGGGGGCTGGTGCGGCGCCGGGTCGACCAGTCCAAGGAGTCCAAGCAATGACGAACGAGGCGCTGACGGCGATCATGCTGCTGGCCGGGCTGTGGAGTGTGCTGTGCCGCATCAACCAGATGCAGGCCGGCGTCACCATGCCGGTGGTGTTCTGGCAGCACGCGACGCTGGGCATGGGGCTGTTTGCGGCCCTGCTGGTGCCGGCGCCGTGGGCCAAGATGGTCCTGGCCGTCAGCATCGCCGCGTACCTGATCGCGGGGGCGTCCCGGTGGCGCTACGCCGCGCCGCCCGGGACCGAGACACAGCCGGGTGATCTGGGGCCGCCTGAGTTCACGCGCGACGAGGCCTTGCGATGAACGCCGACCCGCTGTGGCTACAGATCGCGCGCACGAACATCGGCGAGCGCGAAACACTGGGGCCGAACGACAGCCCGTGGATCAGGGCCATGCTGAAGCGGCTGCGGGCCACCTGGCTGCTGGGCCAGCCATGGTGCGGCGGCGCGTGCGCTGAGTGGCTGGGCAAGGCCGGGCACGCTATCCCGCAGCACTGGTACAGGGCCAAGGCCTGGGCGACCTGGGGCCAGCACCTGGACAGGCCGGCTCACGGCTGCATCGTGGTGTTCGAGCGCGCTGGCGGCGGCCATGTCGGGCTGGTCGTGGGCGAGGACGCGGCCGGGAATCTGCTGGTGCTGGGCGGCAACCAGGGCGACGCGGTGAACGTGCGCGCTTTCCAGCGTCAGCGCGTCATCGCCTACCGCTGGCCTTCCGGTGTGCCGCTGCCCGCGTTTGCGCAGCTGGCGCAGGGTAGCGCGGCCGCAACCACGGGTGAGGCGTGATCGGGTATGCAGCCATCGCAAAGCTGGCCGCTGTGGGCCTGGTGCTGGCAGCTGCTGCGGCTGTCGGCTGGCACCTTGGCACACAGCGCGTGCAGGGCCAGTGGGACGCAGCCGAGCTCGAGCGCGAGCGGCAGGCCCGCGACGACCGGGCAGCACAGCAGCGCCAAGCAAGCGCGGCCGCGCATCGGTTCGAGCTCGAGCGCCAGGCCATGGCTTCAGGCATTGATCGAGCTCGACGCGCTGTGGCCGATGCGCTGGCGGCGCCGGCCGTTTGCCCGCCGTCC